CTGTCTTGAATTAAGATCCGCCATTAGATGTCCTCCGCACTAATGCCTGCGGAAATTACAACGCTTCCGACTAGCACTTCGCCGTAGCAAATGGGAACTGGAACACCTTGACGGCTTACGTTTTGAATACCTGAAAAGCTATAACTTTTTGAAGGATCAGTTTCATCGTAAGACGTTTTGGACACTGGGGTAAGCAGTTGTGAAACGCCACCCAGCACAAGAGACGCACCCGTTAGGCTCAATGTTGTGCCTATACCAGCAAGGACAGCACCACCTTGAGCAGCACTAACACCAAAGAGACTTAATGTTCCAAATGCTCCAGCACCTGGAAGCAGAAACGAAACGGCTATCAATCCAATACCTAATAAAATTTTTGCAGTACCACTTTTGGCTCCCCCAATAACAGGCACAATGCGGATAGCTTCTGCCTTACCTGTTGGATAGTGTAGTTGCTCGGGTTGATCGCCAACGTCTAGATCAATTTTACCAACGCCAACCTTGTAAAACTTTTCAGCCATATGTTCCCGCAGGCCGGGAAAGTTTGCAACCAAAAACCGCATTGCCTCAGCAGGTGTGCTGACCGCTGCCCTGAAGCTGCGTTGCCCCAAAAACTTGGCAAGCGATCCGTAGACTTTGATGACACGCATCACTGACACCTGCTGGAATGACGAAGGACGCGTCCGGTGTTCTTCTGATAATAACCGCCATAGACGTCTCTTGAACTAAGTCGACCTGGTATGTGGTGCAGCATCAACTGCTGACCGACATAGATGGCACAGTGGTTTAAGCCTGAGCTGTTCATTGAAATAAGCAGTGCATCGCCGAACTGGATGTCGTCATGATCAACCTCGACAAATCCTGCGGCCTTCCAGCACCGCTCAAACATGGGATCGGCATCGAAGTCGGCTTGAAGCGTTGGCCTGGGCCAGTCAGGCAATTCAAGGAACCAGCACTCTCCATACCAACTGCGAGCAAGCGACCAGCAGTCCTGGACACCCCAAACAAACTCACGGCCCAGCAACGGTGCCTTGTAGCCACATGGCTCGCAACCATCCCATTCCTTGGTGCCTGGGTTGACGATGTGCCATGGCAATCCCGAGTGCTCACATGCAGCTCGATCCGCATCGCTGGGCGTTGGTGATGCCTTGGGGTGGCTGTGAAAGATGGCGGCCACTTCTCCAGCATCTTCAGCGGCGGCAAAGTCTTCAGGTGACAATACGAAGAAGTCGTTGTTTTCAGCAAGGTTTTTGCATGGCCAATACCGCTTGCGGCCTTTGACAATTACGACTAGGCCGCACGCCTCCCGTGGCGCTTCAGCCAGTGCGTGTTCAATCGCATCATCTTGCCACTTAGCCATAGAACGATCCTACGCTGGGGAAGCTGCCAAATGGAATTTCGTTGTTAGCCCCAAACCGTGCCTTACAACTTGAAACACGCTTGCCACATACGTCTTGTAACGCAATGCCAGTGGAGCTAACGACCCGTGGTTCTGCACCGCTGACGTATCCCGATGCCCAGAGTGGAACGTTGGCGCTGTTGTAATAAACAAGATTGCCATCGTTTTGCATGGACAGATAGTTGTTGCTATAGCCGCTACCCGTGCGCACGTAGTACACACCAGCCACAGAAGTAAATGCACCATAGGTGCCGGGTGACACAACCGGGTCACCATTCTTCCATGGATTGTTTGAACTGACAGTAACCGGCGCATCAAAGTATTGGTTAACTCTCCACAATCCGGTGCTTGCCGTGACGGTGCCTTTTGCCATTGGCAGTCCAGGTGCGCCATAATCGTTATCAACAACTGGTGCGCCTTGAGTCCACACGTAGTTTACGGTTAGTCCTCTGGCGGCAAAAGCATCCTTGTAATTTTGCCCTATATCTACAGAACTGGCTGTGTAACTAATCGTTATTGTTCGGCTGCCAACGGTGAACATTTTGGTCGCCGTGCGGCTCTGGTTGGGATAGCTGTTGGGATCGCCTAGAACTTCATAGTAAAAAGCACCAGCGCGGCCAGTGTTGACCGTTGTTTCTTGTCGCCAATCCATATGGCGAATAGCAGTAGGCGTGCCCAGCAAGTCTGTATTGCTTGCCCAGATCGCATCAGGTCCCTTGTAAAGAACCAGGTTGCCATCGCCTTGGTTCCACAACCGGTAGGTATCCGATGAGCCACGGACAGTGTTGCTGGCCCAGACAACAGTATTGGCCTTGTTATAGACAACGATGTTGCCATCGCTCTGCATTAAGGCTTTGTACCAACGGTTGCTAGAGGTCAGGAATTGTTCTGGCGCAAGCGATGTTGACACAGCCAAACTGCTTGTCCCAGCTGCAAAGTTGGTTGCGGGGACAGTGTTTACTGCATTGTCGTTTTCGTCAAAATAGTTGGTCCCGGTGTATCCGCATTCCGGTCCGCGATATTGCCACTGGCAAATGTTGGCAATGCACTGACGTTTTGGTGCTCGTACACCAGCAAGATCAAATACTGCTGCAAGTTCAAATTCAACTACAGATGTGTTTTCATTTGCTTTTCGGTCAACGTAATAAATTTCCTGTGGCATTTCAGCATTCGTAGGGTCTGGCGTTCCATATGGGTTTACGTCCCCGGCAAAATTCTTGCTATCCAAAAAACGACTCATGGTGCGAATGCGCACAAACTTTGCACCCGTCAAATCGTTGCCAACTGTAATTTCATTAACACTTAGCAGCAACGCAGATATGCTGCCGAGCAGGTTAGATATACGAACGGTTGGTCTGGGAAGTTGACCATTGCCAGAATACTCAAAACCGTCTACTTCAATTGGCAGCGGAGAATATGGATTACCTTTCCAGTACACGTCACCAGAAGGTAGCTTTTTATTTACACCAGCGTGAAAGTAAAAAATCTCACTGCTGCCATGCAGCTCTTGCACCAGGTGCAATTCGTATAGCTCAATAATCGCGTAAGGCGAACTGGTCAATAGGCTTTGAAAAATCTCTACGTTGACGTCGTTACTCATGGTTCAAATACCTGCCGAAAAGTTGCGGTAATTGTACAAATATTTGCATATTGATATTCGCGATTCCAAGACTCTACTACAAATTTTGATGAAGTTGATTCTGTAATTGGTGTCCAATCAAAAGATTCTTGTCCTTGCCTTGCATCAAAGAAAGCTTCAATGGCATCAGCAACAGCATTGGTCTTAGCACTCCAAGTAAGTGACCACACTTTAGGATTTTGATTTAATCCAAAAATTAAGCGTTGTTCGTAGCCGTCGCCAAATTTTACCTTTCTAGTCGCAGGCTCGCTACTGCGTTGCGCGCCAAAATCTGGTGTGGTTTGGCCTGCTGCCACGCCAACTGTTGAATCGTTAAAAGTTGCCATTAGCGTCTTGTGTCGGCCAGGAGGCCACCTGGGCGTTGTTGCTTGATCAATTCTGCCTGAACAGCAGCGGAAACCGCAAGGCCCAGTTGCTTGCCTTGCGCCTGATCCCCTTGGACGTTGGCGTTGCCACTTGCGTCCACATTGACCACAACGCTGGTGCCGCCACCGTTATTGGGAATGATTGTGCCGCTGCGTCCTGGCATAAAGAGTTCGGGCCCGCGCTCACCAACCAAGTAGGCTCCACTGCCAGCAACAGGCCCCCCTGCGGCTCTTCCGCCAACAAGCGACGGAACGCCGGGCATAAATTGGCTTGAACCTAATCCGCCACCAAAAACACCTGAATAATTTGTTGCTCCACCAGCGCCAAAAATTCCGCCAATTGATGGCAAGAATTTTTGAGCCAAACCAATAATTTGCATTCGAATGTATTGTGAAATCATTTGAGATGCCATGTCCGCAAAATGGTTAGCAATGCTTTGAAAAAATCCAGCAAAAGCTTCACGCGCTCCCATTGATCCACTGATCAAACCCGTAAAGGTATTGCCAAAAGCAGTACCAATAGATTCAGCAGCAAGTTTAACCTGATTTGACGTGCTAATAAGATCTTTGAATTGTGTTTGCAATTCTTCGTAATGTGCTCCCATCTCACCGCCGGTCAAACCAGGCATTAAATTCAGGTCTGTTCTGAACCGATCAGCAGTACTTTTGCCGCCAAATGCTCCGCCAAGAGCAGCCTGAAACTTCTTGCCAAGAACATCGGCTAAACCAATTTGCAGATACAATTCTGCGGTTTGCTTTGTAAGCAATTCTTGCTTGGCTTTTTGCGCTTTATTATCGTCAACTAATCTTTGCGAAAGTTCCGCACTGGCAAGGTATTGACGTTCTGTAATAGAAAGAGATTTTTTGCGTAATTCTCCAAATTTTATTTCCCTTTCAACCTTGACTTTGTCAAGCTCGCCTTGAAGTTTTTCTTCATCAGTCATTGAAACTTGAATATCTAAGTCAGCCTGTGCAATTTTGTCAAGTTTTATTGCGGCATCTATCTGCTGGCGAATCTGTTCTGCCAAGCGCTTTGCTTTATTTTCGGCAGCTGTCTCCGCAACGCTAGACCCACTACCTCCAGTCAAAACTGGAAAATTTGTTAATGTTGACTTTGGCTTTGGCTTGTTTGATCCAGTTCCCAAAGATTCTTTTAATAATTTATTGTACCTATTTTCAATTTCAGTGTAATAAGTTTTATCCCTAAAAGGCGCGGCCGTTGATCCCCCGTATCCATATTTATTATTAATATCAATTGTAGCTTGCCTGCGAATACCCGCCATTCTTTGCGATGTTGTAGCCATTGCAAATAACTTTGCTGTTAAATCAGCAATTTGACCAATAAAATTCTGAATGTCTGCGCCAACTGGTTTAAAGAAATTACCAAATGCAAGCCTTAATTTGTCAAGTGATATTTGCATTTTGGCCCCGGCATCGTCAGTAGATTTTGCCATTTTATCAGCACTTTTTGCATATCTTTCATTCAATAATGTTGCAAATTTCATTAAGTCATTAAGTCCTACGGTTCCACTTTGAAGTGCTTTTGCAAGTTCTGGTCCGTTTTTGCCAGCTGCTTTTGCAAAAGTGTTATAGGTACCTGGCAAGCGCTCAGCTATTTGATTTAATTCTTCTGCGCTGACTTTGCCTTTAGAAAAAACTTGACTTAACGCCAACAGCGCACCCGAAACTTCGTCTGCACCGCCTCCGGTTGCTTTAATTGCTCGGGAGATTCCATTGAATACAACTTCGGCGTCAGCAACTTTGCCCCCTGCACCGACAACTGCTGCCGTTAAACGTGTAAATCCTTGAGTTGCCTCAAGTATTGGAATGTTTAATTGTTGCGATATATTATTAATTGCCTGCTGAGCCTGTGCATATTCATTTGCAGAACCGGATACGCCTTTTAAGGCAATTTGTAATTTGCTTAAGGAGGCAGCATAAACAGCCATGTCGCCAATGGCTTGGCGAACCATTCCCAATTGCGCCCCAGCGGCTCCACCGGCCGCCGCGCCGCCTGGGCCAAAAGGAAGACCAATAAGACTACCAATTGCTCCTTCTGGGCCACCAAACACTCCACTGGCGGCTACGGTGCCGATGGACTGGGCAAGGTTGCGGCCTCTCATGCCACCCTTGCCGCCAGCGCGTGCGGCAATGCGTTCAGCCTTTTCTGCTTCTCGTGAATAAATGCGAAATTCTTTGCTTGTAATGCTTACGCTATTGGCTAGCTCACGCCAAGAAGACGCAAAATTACGCAATGAATTTACAGACTGATCCGTGTTTGACTGAACTTTTTTAATTTCTGCTGCTGCGCCTTGAAAGCCAGCCTTGGTCGCGTTGACTTCTTTGCCTAGGTTGGCCAATTTGGCCTTCAAGGTTGTCAGGGATTCCGTGCCCTGCGTAGCAACCTTGATATTAAATTTTTGTTCAGTTGCTGCCATTACTTTGCACGCTTGCTATTGAGGCACAGCAGGGCCGCTGATTCCATGACCCGGATGCCTTCAAACATCTCAAGCGGCTCCTCCACTGCATACAGTCTACAAAGCCAGTCTAGTGATGGATAGTTTAAGCCAGTAAGGCCAGCCATGCTGACGTTCCACTGGGTGCCCATGCGCAGGAACATGGCAACAGTATCCCAGTTTTCTTCCCAAACTTCACAATGCTGCTCAGCCGCTTCTAGGCGTGCCGCAGCAATCTGTTCCTCGGACGCGCCAAGTGCTTTGAGGTCAACCTCACGTTCGTCTGCAACGCCGCCCTGTGCCCAATACTGGGCCGCGGCTTCTAGTTTTTTGCAGGTGCTCCAAGCACGCTTGCGCTGTACGCATTGATCAGTGCCCTGACCACATACGGATCATCGCAAAGCTCTTCCTTGGTTTTCTGTGTAAAAGGCACGTCTTTGCCTTCTTCGTCCTTAACGCCATCCCAACCTTCAAGAATCTGATCAAGTAAGGCATCGTCGCCTTCGTCAACCAGATTATTAAAAGCCGAGCGGCTCATCTTGCGAAAGGTTGCATCAAACGTAGTCTTTTCAAACTTGCCACCATCGATGGGTGTTTCCACCGTGACTGGCCATTTGTAAGATGCAACCTTTTTAAGAACGAATGCCATGCAGGATCAGGTGAAAACCAAGCTCACCTCATTATTGCCTGCTGTAGTGGGAAGTGCCAAGTAGGGCATGGACAGCGAGATAACACCGTTGGTGTCGCCGTAGCTGCAGCCAGTGATGTCGGTCTGAGCTGCGTTCATTGTGACAATGTTGCCAGCGGTAGCGCCGATGACAATGCTGCTTGCTGCGGTTGTAGCAGCAACGGCCTTGGCAAAGAAATCGGTGGTGCCAACAGCGGGGGCCTCGATCACTGCTGTACCGCCAGCGGCACGGTCAGTAATCAGCACTTCTTGGCTGGAACCGGTTTCCTTGTAAAGAAGTGTGTTGTTCAGCGCCAGGTCAATGCTTTCTAGGCGAGTGCTTGTGACGCCGTGGAATGTGCAGGTGGTGACGTTGGTGTCGTTGACTTCCAGTGCAGCAGCTTGGTTGGCAACAGTAAAGTTGCCAGATGCAGCCGTGCCGTCAGGAGCGTTGTAGATCCCGATGAACTGGAAGCTGGCGGTCGGGAACTGCCCAGCCGTCATGTTGAAGGTCACCGTGCCACGGGCACCAGTGATTTTGTGGCGAGTGCCGTCATAGAAGCAGTACAAGGAAGCGCTAGAGAAACTGGCGCTTACGCCTGCATAGGTAACAGATGTGCTGCTTACAACCACTTCACTCATGCCACAAGCTTGAAGCAGCGGGCCAAAAGCGGGAGCCGTGCCGGCTGTGCCAGAACCACCCAGTTCAACTTCAAAAGTTACCGAAACCCGCTTGTTAGCAACCAACGTTCCGCGAGTGCTGTTACCAATGAAGCCTTGGTATGACGCCGCCTGAACGTTGTCTGACTCGATAGGAGTCACCTCAAGATTGGTAACCTGAATGGCATTGCTACCACCAACAGGGATTGAATCCGTCCCGTAGGTAGCCTCAATCTTCGCGAGCAGAAACTTCTTCCGAGTCAGAGCCATTGTTCTGTAAAGCAGGAGTGGTTGTAGTCAGTGTAAGCTTCCCAGTCTTGGGGTCGTACAGATAACTGCCGCCCACTCCAGGGGTAGGGATTTCCTTCTCAATCTTAGCCATGGTGCTAGGCCGAAGTTAGGTTGGTGCGACTTGTGCGGTATCGCACCAAGAAGTCTTGGGTAATCATACCGACAGGAATATCAGCTTCGTACATTGCAAAATCTGTGCGGTCGGGCAGCAGGTCAAGCGCGTAGCCGTTGAGCGTTTGATCTGCCATCAGCAACGCGTGGACTTGCTGGGAATACGTGTCTGACGTGTCGTCTGGCGTGGCGGCCCGAACAAACGTGGTGACCCGCACCCGCATCGTCCAGTCAAGTTTGTCGTAAAAGCTAGTGCCAACCGGGTTGTCGTTGACCGGCTCGACAATGACAGC